ATCCTATAGCTATTTATGAAGATGCTAATAAAACAACACAATACACTTCTGGCGTAACTACAAACGGAACTGCTGGACAAGCTGGTGCTTATACAGAAATAACTGTGCCAATAGGTGCTCCGACCTTATTTTATCAATGTACTAATCACGCTTTGATGGGAGCACAACTGAACACAAATAGTGCTACTGGTGTTGTTGTAACGGGAACATGTAATACCGCTACAACTGGGGTTTCAGGCACAACAACACTGGGAGAAGAAACAATTGATTTAACTTTACTTGTTTCAGTTACTGGTGTTTCTGCATCAAATGTGATTGGAACACTTGCCACAGTGCCTCAAACTGTGGTATCTTTAACGGGAGTTAGTGCTACTGGTGGTACTGGCGAGGAATTGATCTACAGTTTGATCGTTCCTAATCAAACAGCTAATTGGCAAGAGGTCGCATAATGGCAAGTACATTCGTAAATAATCTTAGACTCGAGGAAATGGCTACTGGCGAACAGTCGGGTAACTGGGGTACAAAAACAAATACCAACTTAGAACTCATCGGTGAAGCATTAGGCTTTGGAACAGAAGCGATAACAACAAATGCTAATACTCACACAACAACCATAGCAGATGGAGCATCTGACGCTGGGAGAGCTCTGTTTTTAAAATATACTGGTGCTTTAGACTCTGATTGCACGATTACAATCGGTCCTAATACTATGAAAAGAGTTCACATTATTGAAAATGCTACTACAGATAGTGGCAGTTCAGGTCCTTATAATATAATTATATCACAAGGATCTGGAGCAAATATAACTATAGGTAATGGAGACACAAAAGTTGTTTACTTAGATGGAGCAGGAAGTGGAGCCGCTGTTGTAGATGCTTTTGTAGATTTAGATTTATCTGGTGGCTCTGTAAATGTAAGCACCGTCAAAACTAATTCTGGTGATATGACTTTTGATTCTGCTGGTGATATTGTACTTGATGCAGATGGTGCTGATGTTATATTTAAAGATGGTGGCACTACAATCGCAAAGTTTATAAACTCTTCTAGTGACTTTGTTATAGCGACAGATGTTGATGACAAAGACTTTATTATAAAAGGACAAGACTCAACAAGTGAGATAACAGCTTTGACAATTGATATGTCCTCCGCTGGAGCCGCGACTTTTAACAACGATGTAACTGCTTTCTCTGATGAAAGGCTTAAAGAGGAAATACAACCTATCACTAATGGTCTTGAGAAAGTTATGCAACTACAAGGTGTAACTTATAAAAGGAACGATGTAAAAGATGCAAAGACTCAAATAGGTGTAATCGCACAACAAGTCGAGCCTATTTTACCAGAAGTCGTTTTGACTGCTGAAGATAAAATCGGCACAAAATCAGTTGACTATGCTAAGATGACGGCTGTGTTAATAGAAGCAGTTAAAGAATTAAAACAAGAAATTACCCAACTTAAACAACAAATTAACAATGGAGGCTAATTAGTGGCGATACCAAGTTCTGGACAATCTTTATCTTTTTCTGCTCTTAGGACTGAGTTTGTTGGAGGTTCTAGTGCAATTAGTTTAGGTGATCTTTACCGAGGTGGAACAAATATTAAGAAAAAAGCAGGAGATAATCAAGCCGTTAATCTCGCCGCAAGTGTTGCAACTTCTGGTGCAATAGACGTTAGTGATTATTATGATCAAGCTAAAGGTTTTACTTTTACTTATTCTACAACAGGGCTAAGTGGTGCATCTGGTACAGACCAAGATGTGTCTGCTTTGTTTGGTGATGATTATGATTTAGATTATCCAAAAAATGTTGTCATTCCATCAGCTATAACATTAGGAACAAATAATACATCAGAGTTTGCTTTAGAAGTAGATTCAGGTGGTGCTGGTACAATAACTATTACAAACAATGGAACTATCATGGGTGCTGGTGGTGCGGGAGGATCGGCTGGATCAGCAGGATCTGGTGGTGCTGGTGGCGATGGTGGCGATGGTAGTGCTGGAGGAGATGCTATAAAAGTAGAAACCGACTGTACTATTATCAATAACGGAAGTATTCTTGCTGGTGGTGGCGGTGGTGCTGGAGGAGCTGGAGGTGGTCTTGGTGGCAATCTTGAGCAACAACAACAAACAACAGTACAACAAGGACCAACTATCATCACCACTCCAAGTAATAATACAAGATGGACTTATATCGGTAATCCTTATTATGCACTTTTTTTAGGTTTTGGTCCTCTAGGTGGTTCAGTGCATGGTGCGGCTCCTCCTGGTGGAAATAATATCACTGGTAACTTAGGTGCTTACGTAGGTCCTGGAGGTGCAAGTCAAACTTCATATACCAAAGGTATTTATACTTATACTAGAGGACCAGCTTACGCACTTAATGTTCCTAACCTACCAGAAAATCCTCAGTTTTATTATAATTATTATCGTATTAGTGTAAGTTACCCTCAACAATCACAAAATCAAGTTAGTGGTCACTCTGGTGGTGCAGGAGCCGCTGGAGGTTTAGGTAGAGGGTTTAATAATCAGCCAGGAGGTGATTCTGGAGCTTCTGGAGCTTCTGGATCAACGGGAGACGCTGGTAATGGTGGTAACGGAGGTAATGGTGGCGATGGTGGTGGCTTTGGTCAAGCCGGATCCGCTGGTCAAGCTGGTCAAGCTGGAACAAATTCTACTACGAATGGTTCGGCTGGTGGAAGTGCTGGAAGCGTAGGAGCGGCTGGATTAGCTGTAGAAAAAGATGGTCCAATATCATTAACTTTTACAAACAACGGAACTGTATCTGGGACTGTGCAATCATAAGGAGTAAATATGGCAAACACATACACATGGACAATAACAAAATTATACACTAAAAACATTACTGTTGATGGCACAACTTATAACGATGTTGTCAAAAGAGTAGAAGGCAGATTAACAGCGACAAGTGGATCCGATTCAAGTATTAATACAGTTCATGGTTATGATATTGATTTAAGTAATCCTTCTGACTGGTCAAGTTTTACTGCATACAATTCTTTATCAGAATCAAAAGTACAAACATGGGTTGAGGCAAAATTGACGGCTGATACAATCGCTCAAGTTAAGCATCACTTAGATTCAGGTATTGCTTTTGAAGAGGCAGTAAGCGGAGCTACTGCTAAAGGATCAGGTACTGGCGATGATTTTGTTGCAAGTTTTCCTTGGAGTTAATAAAATAATATGCTAAAACTGTTATAGAAAGTAGCATATGAAAAATTCTGTATTTGTTCTTCCAGAACACCTTTTATATTATCTAAGATTACATAGTAGAGTAGTAAATCAAAAGCATCCTAAAGAGGATGGTGATAAAAATATTTCAATATACTCAGACCCCGTTTTTGAAACTTTATTACTACATTTACAGCCGACTTTGGAACAACTATCTCAACAAAAATTAATTCCAACTTACTCTTATTTTAGAACTTATAAAAAAGGTAGTGATTTAAAAAATCATACTGATAGAGAATCTTGTGAATACAGCACTACTATTTTATTAGATTGCTCTGAGCCAAATACTCCTTGGGAGATTTTTGTTGATAAGAAACCATTTGCCTTAAAACTGGGTCAAGGTGTAATTTATAAAGGTATAGAACAAGAACATTACAGAAATGCCTGTCCTATGGAATATAGTTCTCATGTATTTTTACATTATGTAAATGCTAATGGACCTCACAAAGACTTTGCATTTGATAAAAGACCAAGAACACATTTAGTTAGTCAAGGCACAAGATGAAAAGAAATATAGTCATAGCAAAAAAAGCAATCTCGGCTGATTTGTGTAATACAATTATTGAAAGAACAAAAAAAGATTTTGAAAGTGCAACTACTTTTGAAGGAAATACACCTAACATTAGGAAAAGTGAAGTTAGTTGGTTAGTAGGATCAGTTAAGCACTACGATATATACCAACCAATAATAAATTTAATTAAAAAAATTAACAATGAAGTATATAACTTTGATTTATTTGATCCAGAGCCTTTTCAAATAACTCAATACGATGAAAAAAATCAAGGTTTTTACAAACCTCACATGGATGGTAATTACGATCATGTGCCACATAATCATCCAGTTAGAAAACTTTCTTTATCAATTCAACTTACACCACCAAATTATTACGAAGGAGGTGTTTTTGAATTTCCAGACGATAAAGAAAAATTTGTAGTTGAAGATTCTATGGATCAAGGCACTGCTATTTTCTTTCCGTCTTATGTGAAGCACGGAGTCAAGCCAGTAACAAAAGGCACTAGATATAGTTTAGTTTGTTGGGTTGTTGGACCTAACTTTAAATAGGAGAGGTATGAAATGTATTACATCGTTTATGATAATTTTTTGCCACAAAATGAATTTGGAATTTTAAAAGAATATCTTTTAAGTGGATTTCCTTGGCAATTTAGTAGAAGAATAAACAGCCATGATGAAAAAAATGATGATTGTTATTC